ACTCATCTCAACACCAGTTTGTTTTTCCTCCTCTTCATCGCTTATGTCTTCATCAACTTCCATAAACTCTAACGGCTGTATTGTTTTAAAATACAAGTCCAAACCGCTTGGGAATATGTCTTTGATAATGTCAACTAGCTGGTTTTGATATACTCTTATAACTATATTTTCAAATAACAAAGTAGCATTTTTTATCTCATCAGCGTTATTACCTAATCCGCTTTGACCGTCTCTAATTCCTAATAACATCGGACTAGTAACTCTATGCCCTACAATTAGCTTGTTAAAACATTCCTTACTTAGATACTCATAATGCTGTGGTGCATCGTTAAGCGGTAAGCTGTTTACGGTTGTCTCACTTTCTTTGTCTTCGTTAAAAGCAATTATAACTTTTTTGCCTTTACTTCCTGTGAGCTTCTTTTTAACATCATGCTCTAAGCTTCTACGCTTATCCTCATCCTCTGGAACACCATTGTTGAAGTTGACTACGGTTGTAGGACTAAATCCATTTTGTGCATCATTAATTAAATAGTCTGCTATCTCTTCTTCTAGTAATGCGTAAGGTAACGCCCCAGCGTAATCTGGTGGAGTAAAGTATTCCGACCCACTTGCATAATCTTGCCAAATATATATCTCTGGCTTTTTGCCGTTACCAAACCCATAAGCATCTATGCGGTCAGGCTCTTCATTTTTCTTTATGTCTACCCAATTTGGATGATAATACCAAGCCTCTATTTCTCCTTCGTCATTTTTCTTTTCAGGTCGTAAAGTATGTATAGGAAAATGCTCTAAATCTACTGGCTCGCCATTCTTATAAATCACTTGAATAGCAGCCATTCCTAATGCTTTACGGTCGTATATTATTTTTCTCAGTTCTTTTGGTCTAACCTTAGAATAAATTTCAGTCCATTCTTTAGTATATTTACCTGCATTAGTAGCACCTAAACCTTTACCATAGATGAGGTTTGATATACCTTTTGTTATAGCGTTGTTAGTTGTGCTTCTCTGACTTCTGTCAATAAGATAGTTGAAATAGTCATTGTCTTCACCATACTCAACGTAATCACCATTTTTTACCTCTTTAATCTCAGGTGATGTATAAGACGATAAATTAACAATTATGCTCTCTCTATTAGACTGTGATGTACTCATCTTTGTATTTATTTTATTAGAATTTAGGTAAACATCGTCAACATCAGAATAAATCGTACATCTATAAATCAAAACTTGGTTTTTAAATATGTCTAAAATGTATGTTTGATTTTTCTCAAAATTAAAATCATTATCCGTTATTACATTATAATACCCTTGCTGTGCAACTGATAAGGTTTTCTCAAAAGTCACTTCTTTGGTGTATTGATTTGTGATTTTAACATCAACTGTATCAAATTTTTCTGATACAAAATATAATTTATCTGTCGACTGATTGACTTGCATACCTATAATATAACTTTTAGATGCGGTTTGTAACAAATTTAAGAAAAAAAAACCTTACAAATTAATGCAAGGTTTTTCGTGTTGTACTTATAAGTCAATTTTAGATTGTTGTTCCCTCTACTACACTTGTCTGACTATCATCACCTACAATTGTTGGGTCAACAAAACGCGATAGTTGGCGCTCTTTTGCTGTAACGGTAAGGTTGTAACCTGACATATCTCCCATTGCTCCTCCAGTTACTTGATTCACCTGAACATCACATCCATTTTCAAGTCCTAATAACAAATAATTGCCGTTGTAGTCCTCAACAATTACATGAGGTCTTCCAAAAGTAGCTAATTGCAATTCTTCTCTGGTTGCTGCATCAAGTTTCTTAACGATCGCGGTCAATGTACTAGTCACAAATGACGTTCCATTTTCACCTGAAATTTCATTTGCATCCTCTAAGGAATGACCACCATCTCTAAGCTCATATTTGTATAGGTCTATTGGAGACGTAGGACTAGATAATAAATTATCTATAATTCCGTCAGTTTCGGTAAACTCGTTAAAAATACTAGCGTTAAAGTTAGCAAAGTAAAATGCCTTTATACCTCCTACGCTATCTTTACAAGGCTCTCTACGTCCTTTTGATAAATCACATGCCATAATATTATTTTTATAAGGGGAGACTTTGCTCCCCTTGTTAGATTATTAATTTGCTGAATTAGTTATTCCGTACGTCACGAAATCTTGAGCGAACTCGTACTGAACGCCAGCTGTGTAACGCATAACAAATCTTACATTTTGACTGCCGTCAAGGTCAGCCATATCCAAGACTTTTACTTCGTTGTGATCTGATAAAAGTCCAGTACCAAAGTGCAAGTTTTGTTTTCTGGTAGCGATCATTTGGTCACCAATCAATCCCTGGGTCATAAACACTTTTACACCGCTAAATGTTTCAATGTTTATGTCCTGATTAGTACCTTGACCGTTTACACCGTTAGCACCTACACCACCTGCAGCAAAACCACCTAGAGCTAGCTTATAAGCTCTAAAGATTTTTGACGATACATAGATATGTAGGTCTTCTTTTCCAAACAATCTATCAGGTATAGCATTATAGACCTTAGCCATTTCATCAATTACATTAGAAGCATCTACACTTGTTGAGCCTATCTCTTGTGATGCTGGTAAGTCAGCATCTGCTGCTATAAGCGTTGTAAATCCATCGTATTGCCCAGCACCGTCAACACCTCCCCAAATAGCTAACTCATTAGCTTCTGCAACTCGTGCTATATACTCGGCTATTATAAAGTCACTAAACGTCTTAGGTAGTACATCGTGTGCTGAAAAACCCATTTCTAACGCATCCCAAGTGTCCCTAAAGTCATCTTTACAAAATATTTGATTGACTTGTAATTCTTTAGGCTCGAGAACACGCTCTAAAGTTGTAACGCTTCCAGTTGCTGTGAAATCACAGGTCGCATCTGAAATGATGTCTTGTAAATTAGCTGGTCTTAGCGTTTTCCTGAACTTAATGTTAGGGTCGATAGTAATTCCACCGTTACTTATGGTAGGTGAATTTCTTACTGCTGCCGCTACATAATCAAATGCATCCTCTCCAGCGTAAGTAGTTGTAATGTTAGTTGTTGTTGCCATTTTTTTTAATTAAATAGATTAGAATATACTCCATCTTTTATACCCCTTACTCTATTTTGGGAATGGAGTGTTAATTTTTGTTTTTTTACATTTTTCTCTGGTGAATGTGTAACCTTTTCAACCTGCTCTTGTTGATTAAGCTCAAGTTGTTCGTTGGTCGTTTCCTGCTTAGAAGCTTCTACTTTGGTTTCTTTTTCCTTAGATGTCTCAACTTCTTTTTTTGGTTTCATCATTTCCTTAACCTCAGCCATTTCTTTTTTTAGTTTTTCAACTTCTGAAGCTAGGTCCATTTCTTTTTCTTCTTTCTTTGCATCGACTTCTTTCTCCTCTTTCTTTGCATCAACCTCTTCTTCTGCTTTTTCTTTTGTCTCAGCAATTTTACCTTCTTCCTTTACGACTACAACCTCGCCTGTGTCAAGCTCGTGCTCCCCTACTGGAGCAGGTAGTCTTTCGCCTTCATCGGTCAAAACAAAGATTTCATCATCTTCGATTACTACTTTTGTACCATCAACTAGTTTAGCTTCTTTTAGCTTAACATCTGTTTTTGAAAACATTTTTGCAATCTTTTCTGATGCTAGTTCTAGCAATTGTGTTTTAGTTTCACTCATTTTTTTAATGATTATTAGATTTAACTCTTTTTTCTATGTTACCAGATTTTACTGATATTCCTTGGTTAACTGTGCTGCCGATACCTTGCGCTTGCAAACTACCATCACAGCAATCAACGTGATAAGTGCCATCCTCACAGATACATGCTCTTTTTGAATCCTTCGGACTTGACTTACTTGGTGTCTTTTTTTTCTTTTTTGCCATAATTAAATTTTGTCTAATTTATTTTTTGCCCACTCTATTCCAGACGTGCCTCCCCAAGCGTCCCACATGAGACCTCCGCATCCTTCTGAGTAAGGCACATCCTTATGTTGCCTATGACGTGCGAATGATGCCATCCTACTTATAGTATCCCTGCTTATGTTCTCACCTTTTGCTAATTGATTAGCTCTTTGCTTTCCTACTGCTGAACCGCATCTACCCCATCCATTTTTTTCTGCCCATTCCAGTGCTTTTTTTGCATTATTCCTAGCACTTTGTGGATAGTCATTATAAGATCTCATCTCTACGTAACTTAACTCTTCTAGCACGCTTTGAATTTCATCTTCTAACTTTTGCTTTTCGTCTTTTTCTTTGTTGTCAAATACGCCTTCTATGCTGAAGCCTTTTATTTTTCCTTCTTTAGCCTTTAAATAAATGTCTTCATTATCTGCTTTCATTGATATGCACCAAGTGCCGACTGGAACATCTAACCCGTATATGCTAGACTTATCTTTTTCTTTATTTTCAACAATCCACGATTCTACTACTGTCATTCCCTTAACATCCCTTTCGTGTTCTATTGTTGCTTTATCCTGAAATTTTCTTTTAGCA